CGGGGATGCTGGAGAACACACCCGATACCTTGTCGACGACGTTGTTCTTCACCCACGCCCAGGCGGTGCGGAACGGGCTGGTGATGATGTTCCATAAACGGCCGATCGCGCCGCCGATCTTGCCCGGCAGGTCCTTGAAGAACCCCACCATCTTGCCGACGCCGTCCGCGATGCCGCCCACCACCGAGGAGAACACCCCGATGATCCCGGACAGGATCGGCACCAGGATGTTGATCGCGCCGACCAGCACCTTGCCGAGGAAGCCGGCCAGCGTGACGATGATCGGCAGCAGCGGTTTGATCGCGTTCAGGATCGCGACGATCAGGTCCGCGATGGGCGGCAGCAGCGGCGCCAGCGCGATCAGCGCCTGACCGAGCAGCGCACCCAGCGTGCCGGCCAGTTGCGCCAGTACCGGGATGATCGGCTTGAGCGCGGTGAACAGCGTCTGGAACGCGCCGACGATGATCGGGAACACCGGCTGCAGCGCCTTGAGCAGCGGGGTCAGGAACGCGCCGATGATCTTGACCAGTTGCACGAACAGCGGCGCGATGAGCTTCAGCAACGGCCCCAGTGCCTGCATCGCGGTGACCAGCACCTGACCGAACAGCGGCGCCACCGCCTTGATGACCGGCAGCAGCGCCTTGACCACGTCGGTGAGCACCGGGCCGAGCACCTTCACCAGTTGGGTGACGATCGGCATCAGCACCTTCATCGCCGCGCCGAGCAGCGGGCCGATCGCCCGCATCAGGATCAGCAGCACCGGCATCAGTTTGGCGGCGATCGACTGGCTCATGTCCTCGAAGGAGCGTTTGGCGCGGGCCATCTGCCCCGGCAGGGTCTGCCCGGCCGCCTTCGCCGACCCGCCGAACTCGGTTTTCAGCTCCCCGAGGATGATCTTCTGCGCGCCCAGCGTGTTGCCGGAGTCCTGCATGGTCTTGATGGATTTCTTCTGCTGGTCGGTGAAGCTCACCCCGACCCGGGTCAACGCGGAGACACCCTTGACCGGGTCGTTGAGCGCCTTGCCGAGCTGCACCGCGTATTTGGATGCGTCGCCGCCCATCTTGGCGGCCATGTCCGCCGAGGCTTTGGTGGCCTCATCGAAGACCGCGGAGGTGCCCTTGCCCTGGTTCTTGATGTTCGTGAAGGTCAGCAGCAGCTGCTCGGACTTGACGATGGAGTCATCGGTCTGCCCGGAGTAGCCCTGCACCGATGAGGCCAGGTTCTCCAGGTGCTTGACGGACACGTGTGCGGCGCCGCCGGTGGACTTGATGCCATTGGCGAGCTGCGCCTGCCCGGCCAGAAAATCCTTCTGCTCACCCACCCCGGTGTGCAGCACCGCCACGATCCCGCCGAGCGCTGCACCACCGGCCAGCGTGGCGGCGGTGCCCGCCATTGCCTTCCAATGCGTGTTGGTCTTCTCCGCCTTGCCGGCGGCGTCGTTGGTGGCCGCGGAGACCTGCTTCAGACCGGAGACGGCTTTGCCGGCGTCGGTGATGATGTCCAGGATCAGCTTGGCCGCCACCCGGGCTCACCTCCTGCGCTGCTCGTTCATCCGCTCCAGCACGGCCGCCGCGGTCGACATCGCCGCCGGGTCGGACAGCCACACCCGGTGGCTCACCCCGGTCAGCACCGCCAGCGTCACGGCCAACTCGCCGAGTCCTCCGCCCGGGTAGGGTCCATCAGCCCCGCCTCCTCCGGGGCGGCGTCCAGGTCGTCCAGGTCGTCGAGCGCCGCGACGAACTTCGGCCAGTCCCGCGCGACCGGGTGCTCCGGCACGGTCCGGGACAGCGCACCGAACACGACCCGCATCTGCATCTGCATCGGCGCCGTCTCGATCGCGTTGGCGATGTTCTGTTTGCCGAGGTACTGCTCGGCGGCCAGGTAGTCGGCGACGCTGGTGGTCACCTCGAGCCGCTCCCCGTCCAGGGTGAGCGCGAACCGGCGCCGGAATGTGGACACTAGGGCGCTCCTTGCACCGAGTCGGCGATGGCCTGCAGTTCCCGCTCATACTCGCCGAGCCACTCCGGCTGGGTAGCCACCGCGGCCTCGACCAGGAACTCCTGGGCCCTGATGTTGTGCTTGGGCCAGCCCCAGTGGATCGCGCCCGCGTAGACCAGGTTGGAGTAGACGCGGGCGCGGGCCACCTGCCGGGCCGGGACCAGCGACCCGGCAAGCTTCCCGGACCGGCGCGGCGAGCGGGTCTCGCCCTCCCGGGCCACCGTCTGCGCGGCCCGGGTGTTCGCCGCCTTCATGTCCGCCATGTCGACGCCGGCCGCCTTCAGGGTGCGGCGCAGTTTCTCCAGCCCGCGGATCCGTACCTCAGCCGGCATCGGCACCCACCGGTTCCTTGCTGCTGCTCGCCGCCGTTCCGCCGCCGGCGGGTGTGCGGGTGACGTCGCCCTGGATGTTCCAGGTGAAGTCGGCGGTGATGCGGGTGTTGACGTCGCCGCCGTAGGAGTCGCCCGGCACCTCCAGCATCACCTGCCCGGTCAGCGTCGGCGCCGCGGTGTCGTTCGGGGTGAAGGTGAAGTCGACCACCTCGAGGTCGTGGTTCCACACGTAGTCGAGCAGCCCGCCGTCGGCCTCGGCGAAGTCGAAGTCCTGCACGAACGTGCCCTGCAACTGCCGTCCGTCGAGTTTGCGGCCGGCCGGCACCTGATCGCCGCACAACACCTCGAGCGCGGACCCGTCGTCGCTGTAGGAGGACGTCACCCGCACGTTGGTGACCTGGCAGGAGGCGTCCATCTGCCCGGTGCCGACCGGGCCGAGCTGCAGCACGCCATTGTGCAAACGCGATTCTTTGATCGTCATGTCTGCGGCCTTTCCGAGTCGACTTTCAGGGTGACGCGCAGCGCGGGGATGGACTCGCCGCCGGTGCCGGTCGCCAACCCGACCGGGTCGGTCGCGACCAGCGTGCCGAGACTGCCCAGCGCCGTCTCGACGTCCCACACGATCCGGTCGGACTCGAGCGCCGCGGGTGTGCCGGCGGGCAGCGTGACGTAGACGTAGTAGGTGATCTCGGCCATCCAGTCGTTGACCGGGGTGCGGGTCGCCCACACCGGCCACCCCATTCCGGGGGCGGGCGCCGTCGGGGGCAACGGCACCCCGGCGACACCCGCAACCGTGGACAACGCCTCCGCGATATCGTCGCGGCCCACCGCCGTGGGCCAGCCCCGCGGCGCGGCGCTCACCCGAACACCACCATCCGGTACGGGCCTTCGACCCGTTCCAGTTCGGCGTCGGAGACCGGTATGCGGGCCGGGCCGTACTCGCCGTCACCCACCAGCCCCAGCGGCACACCCTTGGCGGCGGCGGCCCGCGCGACGCGGCGCAGCAGCCCCTCGTTGAGTGCCGGCTGCGCCAGCATCGGGTCCACCCGGCAGGTCGCCGCCTGGTTGGCGGCCTCGCCGTCGAGCAGGATCTGCAACTGCTCGTCGGCGAGCACCGCGGCCGGCACCTGGATCCAGTCGCGGGCCTGCGTGAGTGTGACGGTGACGGTCACTTCTTGCTCGAGGTGCCCGACGACGAGGTGGACGACGAACCGGACGACGAACTCGACGACGATCCGGAGTCGGCCGGCAACTGCTGCGTCTCGACGTCAAGTTCCATCGTGAACGTTGACGTGATCTTGCAGAAGCCTTTCTCCTCCAGCATCCCGAACGCCAGGTAGCCGCCGTAGGCCACCTCCACGCCGAGGATGGACGGCTCGACCACGGACAGCAGCCCGATCGTCTCCTCATACACCTCGAACAGCTCACCGGCGCCGACGATCAGCGTGCCGGCCGGGAAGGTCGGCACCACGTAGCGGGGCAGCTGCAGCACGTAGCCGCCGAAGTCGGCCAGGTCCTGCTCACCCAGCGCACCGGGCTGCGAGATCCCCGAGTCGGTGCCGGCCGGCATCGCCAGCCGCGCGATGTCCACGATGGAACCCATCGCGCCCCACATGTCCACCGACGTCCATACCCGGTTGGGCAGCCGCAGCGCGCCCGCGTAGACCTTCCCGGCGGCGGTGTAGAGCGCCGACGCCCAACCCTTCAGGTCGTTGGAGGCGACGGCGGTGGTGTTGGTGGTGATGCCCGCGGCGAACGCGGTGGCCGCCGCCGTCTCGGTGTCCACCGCGTACACGTCGGCCAGGTCGCGGACCAGGATGTCCCACGCCGCCGGGCTGGTCCAGTCGATGTCCTGCCGGGACACGTTCACGGTGCCGCCGTGCGTGTTCTTGTTGAACGTCAACGGGGTGATCGTCATCTGCCGGGACGGCAACTGCGTCTTCTCCGCGGTCTGCACCCCGGACTGGGCGTGCTGGGTGATCTTCGGCCGCTCGAAACTCTTGCCCGGGATGCCACCCATCGCCTTCGCCCCACCCAGGCTGGTGATGAACGGCCGGGACGCGTCGATCAGGTTGACCACCTGCCCGACGATCGGCACCGGCAGCAGCCCCGTCGTATCCGCGGTGGTCTGGTTGGCCACCGCCCGCGACAACCTCGAGGCCGCATCCGGATCCGGCGGCCGGAACCGCAGCCCCGGCGTCGGGTCACCGGAGCGGTCCGGGTAGAAGCCGCGGGCCCGCAGGATGTCCACCACGAACTCGCCCGCCGAGCGGTACTGCGGCGGCGGTGGCTCGGCCACCGACATCCGCACACCGCGGGCCGCCCCGTTCGGGGTCGGCAGCGCCGACGCCATCTGCTGGTGCGCGGCCACCGTCGCCTCGAACTGCTGCAGCGGCTCGATCTGCTCATCCAGCTCGGTGATCCGCTGCCGCGACCTCTCCAGGTTCGCCTTCTCCGCGTCGACCAGGTCCCGCTCCTGCGAGTCCACCTGATCGAGCAGGTGCGCGATGAAATCGATCTGCTGCTGCCGGGACTCGATGAGCCGGGTAAGCACTGGGTTCATTGGGGTCTACCACCTTCGGGCGACGACGATGAGTCGCTCCGGGTGGTGGCACCCGCTCACCCAGTGGTGGCCAGTGGTGTCTTGCTCCGGCGGGATGAGCTTCGGCTCCGGCGCGGGGCCTACGCGCAGAGACTAAACCCGCGCCCTGACGTCGTCCAGGATGGCCCGCCACGCGGCCAGTTCCGGCGCTGCGCGGCGAACCCCGGCAGTCCTACCCCGGCGGTCGGCCGAGCGCACCAGTTGCACCTGCGCGCCGGCGAACGCCGGAGTCGGCGTCAGCGACGTCTCCTCCAGCCGCGCCTCGAGCCGGGTCACCGTGTCCAGCCGGTCGTTGCTCGGGTCCCACTCGTCGTCGCCGAGCAGGTCCCAGTTGCTGCGCACCGGCGTGTACCCGACCGACATGCCGGTCAGGTACCCGTCGCGGGCCAGCCGGGCGCCGCGCTGCGCGTCCGGCGAGTCGTTGAGTGCCCACACCCCGTAGAGCCCGTCGCCGGGCACCGAACGCCACTCGGTGGCCTTGCCGATCGGCCAGGTGCGGTTGTCGTGCCAGAGCAGCAGCGGCAGCGTCCGCGCCGCCTCGGCGATCGACTTGTCGAACACGCCATCGGCCATCTGCTCGAAGTACCAGCCCACGTTGGTCGACTCGCCGTACGGGACGGCGCGGCCCTCGAGCACGGTCAACGCCTGGTTGGTGTCGAGCTCCCGGAACTCCAACGCCGCATACGTGCGTACCTCCGGCGCCCGCAAACACACCCCAGTGCTCATGCCGCCGCCCCTTCGTCGTCCATGCTCTCGCCGCCGCCGCTGTCCTCGAAGGGCTCCTCGACGTCACCGGCCGACTTCGCCACCGCCACCGTGTCCACCGGCGAGGTGATCGACGCGACCTCCTCGATCTCGCCGGTCGCGGTCGGCAGCGCCAGGTATGCCCGCGCCTCGTTGATGGTGATGATCTGCGCGGCGACCAGCCCGGTGAGCACCGTCGTCGTGGTCGCCAGGTCGTCGCGCAGCAGCAGCGACCGGTCAAACCGCACATGCGACCCGCGCGGCAACCAGGCGTCAGACCAGGTGTCCTCGAAGTCGGCCAGCACCGGCTCGATCGAGGTCCGCAGCAAGTTCTGGTACATCGGCCCGGCGTTCCGGTAGGTCATCGCCGATGCGGGCGCACCGGTCCAGAACCCGTCCAGGTTGAACATGTTCGCCGCGTCCTGCATCGAGAGCTGCCGCGCCTGCGTCAACTGCGCATCCGAGGGCGACCAGCCCAGCGGGATGATCTGCGTACCGGCCGGCAGGAACGCCGGCTCCCGGGTCGGGCCGGCGAACTTCTCCAACCAACTCGCCTTCGCCAGATCCAGCTCATCCTGCTGCGGCTTCGCGTTGTTCGTGATCACCGCCACCGACGGCACCGCGCCACCGGCCAGCGCGTTACGGCCGTAGTCGGACTCCATCGCCATCCGGTCCAGCTCACCCAGGAACTGCTCCACCACCCCGACCCCGCGCACCGGGTACCAGCGGTCCGCGCCACGCTTGACGTGCACCACGTCCTCCGGCGGCAACGGCGAGCCCAGCGCCCAATACTGCGCCGGCTGCCCCGGGCTCCAGGTGATCGTCACCCACACCGCCGGCAGCCACATCACCGACGCCGGCCAGCCCTCCACATTCCGCGACGTCACCACATGCACCGCGTTGCCCTGCAACCAGTAATCCTCCAGCTGCACATGCACGAACCACGACCGCGCCTGCGTCGGGTCCGGCCGGTCCAAAAGCCGCGGCCGCGGCAGCGGGTCGATACCCCGGTAGGCGTCCATCGGCATCTGCTTGACCATGCCCGAGTACACGTCCAGCGCCTTGGAGATGGCGGGGATCCGGCGGGCGGTGGTGGCGTCCCACACCCACGGGCCGAGACCGGTCAGGGTGCCGTAGAAGGGCGGCAGCATCCCGGCGCTAGGCGCGCTCACAGCCGCATGTTCCCACAGGATCACCCACAGGTCACGCCACCCAGAACCCGCCGCCGGCGTGCCAGGCCG